GATTTTCAGTCGGTCAGGTTTTTTAAAACTGAGGTCATATGCGGCTGGTGTGGCGCTGACACCCACGGTAGAGTGGCTGACCGCAGTGAGCAAGTCGTCTGCACATCGTGCGAGGGCGTCATGCTGGAGATCAACAGCAGCGAGTATGAGAACGTCACGACGATTATTTTTAGCCCGGAGAATGATTGATGGCTAGGGCGCAACGTGCTACTGACAGATCACCCCGCCGCCGCAAGCAGCCGACGACTGAGGCGCTCGCCGGTCTAAACCTTAACTTTGAGACAAGCCCAACGGTATGGCAATTTTTAAACGACGACAGTTTTGTGCGTGGCTTGATGGGGCCAGTCGGCTCTGGCAAGACGTTTGCTTCATTAGCGGAAGTGATGCTGCGAGCGGTGAAGCAAGAGCCTTCGCCGATAGATGGGATCAGATATACTCGATTTGCAGTTATCCGAAACAGTTACCCGGAACTGAGGACTACCACGATCAAGACGTGGCAGGAGATCTTCCCGGAGAATGTGTGGGGGCCGATGCGCTGGTCACCGCCGATCACGCACCACATAAAACTGCCGCCCCGTGACGGTGCCGCTGGCATCGACTGCGAGGTCATATTTCTGGCATTGGATCAGCCCCGCGACGTGCGTAAGCTGTTGTCACTGGAATTGACCGGCGGCTTTATTGATGAGGCGCGAGAACTGCCAAAGGCGGTGGTCGACGGCCTGACCTCGCGTGTCGGACGCTACCCCACCAAGGCCAATGCTGGCTGCACTTGGCGCGGCGTGTGGATGAGTACCAACCCAATGGACAGTGACCACTGGTGGCCTAATCTGGCGGAGAAAAACCCGATCCGGGGCAAATACCCGTGGAAGTTTTACAAGCAACCCGGCGGCGTAGTCGAGGGTACGGCTGAGCATGAGGACGCTATGTTCGCCGCTGGCAAGCACTGGCTAAACAATCCCAAGGCTGAGAACGTCAACAATCTGCCGGTTGGTTATTACGAACAGCAGTTGGCCGGTAAGACGCTCGACTGGATACAGTGTTACGCCGGGGCGCAGTACGTTTACGTTCAAGACGGCAAGCCCGTCTGGCCTGAGTATAGCGACAGCGTCATGTCCGGCGATGTCGAGATAGAACCCGGCTGGCCTGTTCATATCGGGCTTGACTTTGGTTTGACCCCGGCGGCGGTGTTTGGGCAGAAAATGCAGAACGGGCGATGGAATGTCGTGCATGAGTTGGTGGCGTTTGATATGGGGCTTGAGCGGTTCTGTCATCATTTATTGGCTGACATACAAACAATGTTTCCTAAATCTGACGTGTTGGTCTGGGGTGACCCGGCAGGCGTCAAGCGCGATGAGATATTTGAGGTGACGGCGTTTGAGCATTTGAAGACGATGGGTTTACATGCCCGGCCAACTAGCACCAACGACTTTAAGGTGCGGCGCGAGGCAGGTGCTATGCCGATGAATAGGATGGTTGACGGTAAGGCCGGGCTGATCGTCAACAGCAAATGCACCCGCACCCGCAAGTCACTGGCTGGCGGCTATCACTTTAAGCGCGTCGCCGTTGGTGCCGGGTATGAGCGGTTCCGGGATGCGCCGAATAAGAATGAACACTCACACGTCGGCGATGCGTTTGGTTATTTGATGCTGGGTGCCGGTGAGGTGCGGAGTATTACGCGCAACAGCCAGTTCAGCAAACAGTTTAAACAGCTAACGGCCAATGCAGACTTTGAAATTTTTTAACGAGATATCGACAAACCGCTATGTGCAGATTGTGCCATTTCACTGGGCGCACCCGCGTGTGATGGATCTGCGGCCATTTGACCGCGAATACTACGACGCCGTGCCTGACTACGACGACATGCTCAGATCGTTTCAAGCGGCGGGGGACGCCTGCACGGCGCTGTATCGCGGTAAAATAGTCGCTTGCTTTGGCACCAACATTTTGTGGCCGGGTATGGGCGAGGCTTGGCTGTTGACAGGCAAGCAAGTTGATACCTTGGCTGTATCAGTCACGCGGTGCGCCAGACGTTATTTTAATCACATTGCTACCACAAAGGGATTGAAGCGGTTGCAGTTGACGGTAAATGCGGAAAATGAACTTGCTGTCAGGTGGGCAGATGCGTTACAATTCACTCGCGAGGGGCTGTTGCGTAATTACGGCCCCACTGGCGCTGATCATATTATGTTTGCGAGGATTTACGAATGACCGCTTTATTTAAGACGCCAAAGATGCCGACGCCGCAACAAGTGGCACCAAAGGTGACTGAGGCGCAAGAGCGTCAGGAAGAGCGTCTGGCGGCGCAAGAGGATTTGCAGCAGCGCCAGATGGCGGCGCGGCAACGCGCCCGTCGCAGAGGCGGTTCACGTCAATTGTTGTCTAGTGTTCGCGGTGGCACCGCCGACGATCAAACCACATTAGGAGTATAGTTATGGGATCTGCTGGGAAAGCTGTGACAAATTTGGCTAAGTCTGTTGGCGTCGTTAAAGAGGTGCCGCAGTCAAGACAATTAGCAGAGCCAGCTACAGCACCTGAGAGTGTCGAAAAAGTTGCTATGGCAACCACAGCCGAAAAAGCAGCGGCAGCCAGACGCCGCGCTCGCCGCTCTGGACGCCGGTCACTGCTAAGTGGCGGCAGGCTTGGCTCTGCTGCTGAAGATGAAGGCACACAAACAACATTGGGGGCGTAAATGCCAAAGGTAGTATCCAAAGACGGTAAGACCCGCCACTTTGCTTACAGCAAGGCTGGTATGAAGGCGGCTAAAGAATATGCACGGCAGACTGGTGGCCGGGTAACTGAGGCCAACATGAAAACCAAAATGGCGAAGAGGAAAGATTATGCCTAAGAAAAAAGGGAAGGGTTACGGTAAGTAATGGCTAAAGAAGTTTGGGACAAAAAACGTCCGAAGGGATTGCCTAAACCAAAAGGTCTTAGCCCGGCTAAAAAACGCAGCGCTATGCGAGCAGCCAAAAAAGCTGGCCGCCCATATCCTAACTTGATTGATAACATGAGAGCGGCAAGAGGATAAAATGGCAGTATTAGATAAAAACGTAGGTCTGGTTGAGGCCGACATTTCTGCGGAAAACACTTTTACAGATGGTTTATATGTTGAGGGCAATTTCAGCTTTTCGATCAGCGGCACATTTGTTGGCACTGTAACAGTGCAACGCAGTTTTGACGCTGGCGCTACTTGGCGTGACGTTGACACATTTACCGCGCCGATTGAGACAGCCGGTTACGACGGCGAGCCTATCGTTGTTTACCGCGCTGGCATCAAGACCGGCGATTACACCAGCGGCACCGCGTCAATTCGGATTGGTCGTTAATGGCTTCCCCCGCTTGGACACGCAAGGCGGGTAAAAACCCGAAGGGCGGTCTAAACGAGGCCGGTCGGCGCTCTGCCAAGGCGCAAGGCATGAACCTAAAGCGCCCAGTGAAATCCGGCGACAATCCGCGCCGCGCTTCCTTTTTGGCGCGTATGGGCAACATGCCGGGGCCGGAGCGTGACGAAAAGGGCAAGCCAACGCGCCTGCTTTTATCACTTCGCGCTTGGGGCGCGAGTTCAAAAGCAGACGCCAAGTCGAAAGCGGCGGCGATAAGCAAGAGGAATAAAGCCAGTGCATAGTGTTGAGGACATCCTAAAGCGTCACGACGTGGCGCAGCGCCGCAAAGACAACTGGCGTCAGATCTATGAAGACTGCTACGAGTTTGGCCTGCCGCAGCGCAATCTGTATGACGGCTATTACGAGGGCGGCGGTTCACCGGGTCAGAATAAAATGGCGCGTGTGTTCGACAGCACCGCCATCAATGCAACACAGCGCTTCGCTAACCGTATTCAGTCTGGCTTGTTTCCGCCATACGCGCCGTGGTGCCGATTAGAGCCGGGGCCGGAAATCCCAGAGGATCGCAAGTTGGAAGCGCAAATGGCATTGGACATGTATGCCGACACAATGTTCAGCCTGTTGCGGCAGTCTAATTTTGATTTGGCTATGGGCGAGTTCTTGCTTGACCTTGCCGTTGGCACAGCCGTCATGCTGGTGCAGCCCGGCGATGACATGACGCCTATTCGCTTTACCGCTGTGCCGCAGTATCTGGTCAGTATCGAAGAGGGCGCACACGGCAAGGTTGATAACGTCTATCGCCGTATGCGTCTGAAGGGCGAGGCCATCAAGCAGCATTGGACTGACGCCGATATACCTGATCGCTTGCAGCGCATGATCGACGACAAGCCAACTCAGGAAATAGATCTGGTTGAGGCCACACTGTATGACCCAGAGAAGGGCGACTATTGCTATCATGTAATTTGGGCAGAGGGCAAAGCCGGTCTGCTTATGCGCCGCATGAAGTCATCGCCTTGGATCGTTGCGCGTTACATGAAAGTGGCGGGTGAGGTGTATGGCCGGGGGCCACTAGTCACAGCCATCCCAGACATTAAGACGCTGAATAAGACGCTGGAATTGCTGCTGAAGAATGCCAGCCTGTCTATTGCTGGCGTTTACACGGCGGCTGACGACGGCGTGTTGAACCCGCAAAACATCCGCATCCAGCCGGGTGCCATTATCCCGGTTGCGCGTAACGGCGGCCCACAGGGGGAGAGCCTGCGTCAGATGCCGCGCTCTGGTGATTTCAATGTGTCGCAGATCGTGATCAATGACCTACGCATGAACGTCAAAAAGATCTTGCTGGACGACACACTGCCGCCCGACAACATGTCAGCGCGGTCTGCCACAGAAATTGCAGAGCGGATGAAAGAACTGGCACAGAACCTTGGTTCAGCGTTTGGCCGGTTGATTACTGAGACTATGGTGCCGCTGGTATCGCGTATC